CTTTCGGGGACCCTCTACACACCTATGGAGTTACCATGTTAGCTGAATTGATACTCGCAGTCGTTTTGATAGTTTGTTCTATCTTTGCGCCCGCGTCTGTCAATCAGCCTATTGATGACCTTACGATCATCAATGGTGTGTTGTGCCGTCTTAGTCCTGTCATCAAGTCTGATGCGGATTATTCCAAGAACAGCTCTTTGCTTCCTTCTTGCGGCAACTTGGTCGGGCGTAACTATCCCGTTTCATCTTCCTCCCCTTCTCGGGGGGGTCTATGACCAAGTATCGTACTGGCTACCTTCTTCATCCTGACGGAAGCGCAGCGATGCGCTTCCAGAGGTATTGGGAAGTCCAGTCTCCTCCTTATAAGAGGCCTCTGGGTTACCAGTATTCTATAGCAACGATTGCTGGCGGATCCAACTTACACGATGGAACTATCTCCTACCCCTCTTGTGATACATTGGGGTTGGGGAATTCCTCTCGTGATAAGGAGTCTGAAGTCAGTTCTCTTTGCTATGGGAAGTTCGTTGGTAAGCTTGGTGAATCTTCAATGTGGGCTAATAACCTTCATGAAGCCAATCAATCTATATCCGGCGCTGCTTCCCGTCTTCTGCAGATCGGGCGTTTTGCTTCTGCCTTACGGAAGGGCAATATCGTCAAAGCTGCGAAGATTTTGGGGACGCCCGTTCCGAAGAAACTCAAGGGACTAAAAGCCAAAGCCAAAAGCTTTGGCGACCAGTTTCTTGAGTTCCACTTCGGTTGGGTGCCCCTGATCCAAGATGTGCACTCTGCTATGCAGACACTTTCGAGTCCGAATTTCGATACTCGGAATGTGATTGCAACTGCCCAAGTCTACGATTACTATCTTGATAGGATCGATGACTGGGCTTATCCATGGCACTACGTCTCTGTGGTTACACGTCAAGTTACGTGGCACTGCAAGATGGGCGCCAGGGTTAGGATTAGCAATCCTAACGCATATCTTGCCAATCAGCTGGGTTTGGTTAACCCCGCTTCGATTGCCTGGGAGGCTGTACCTTTTTCGTTCGTCGCCGATTGGTTCGGTAACGTAGGCCAAGTTTTGGCTTCCGCTACTGACTTCGTTGGGTTGGAAATTGATACCACCTATACGACGACCTCCCTTGAAATGCACGAGGCCGGGCATGGTTATACTAACAGAGACCAGGATCCTTGGGACACCTGGTATTATGCTGGTAAATTGTTTAAGGTTGGCAGGAGCGCTTATATTGCGTCCCCTGTCCTTCACCTTAAGCCCTTTCACGGTCTTTCTCTCACTCGGGGTGTAACAGCAATTTCGCTGTTACTCCAGAAACTGAAGTGAGTTATCTCTCTCTCTGGAGCTTATCTTATGACCGCAGCAGCGGATATCACCGTCAAAAAGGCGGATGGCACTACCGACATTCTTTGGAGTGTCCTGGCAGGTAGCGGTGGCGATTCCGCCCCCGCCATCTGGCGGTCCAACACGGCCGCGGGTACGATTGGACAGCGTCCGACTTTCCAGATTACCTCGAAGTGGAACGGTCCTAAGACCGCCCGCCGCGTGGATATCGCCGGAAGTTTTCCGTCTGTCTACACGAACTCGTCGACCGGTCAGACCGAGGTGCGAGGGACGATCCCGTTCGTTGCGTCGTTCGGCGTTCCTGTGAACATCGCCGCCGCCGATCTCAATGAGGCCGCAGCTCAGCTGTGTAACCTCATGGCATCGGTGATGACGAAGGGCGCAGTTTCGTCGGGCTACGCACCGTCCTGAGATTTCGAGGCCGCTTCGGCGGCTCCGTCTCGTCCCTCTAATCTATAGGATACCCTATGATTGAAACCCTATCGCGCGATTTGCACGATATCGTCTCTGCACTCTGCAGTGACGTCGCCTCTCCACGCTCTCTGTCAGTTGAGATACTGATGAGATACGGGGAGTGGGATCAACTTGCGAACCTTCGCATCGATCCCTTACACTACTCAGATCCCTCTTCACTATGGGGTGATACCCTAGTGACTGAGATTCTGCGCAAGATGTCTGACCTCCCCACCACTTTCGACCGCAAGGCCGTTAGTGAGGAGGCCTTCTTATCTTGTGAAATGCAGTGTTTTAGTAGCAACCGCCGACTTGAAAGGCTTCTGTTCCCGGGAGATCATATTTTCTCGGCCGGAGACCTGATGGCTCGTTCAATATTTGAGCGAGCTAGAAACCTGGTCGGCACTGTCCTTGGGCCATTTCCTACCACCCTCCTGGATGGTAAGTTCGGCCCTGGTGCTACGTTTGGCGATAAGGGTGGTCGGTCGACCATTCCTGACAAGATGTCATCAGAACCTACTTTGACTCCATCTGCTTGGACCTCCTTGTCTTCCTGGAGATCCACGGCATGGGCTCGCGCCTGTGCCGAAGATGGTAGGTTGCCGCAGGTTGTTGAGGGGAACCGCTTCACAACGGTTCCTAAAGACTGTACTAAGGACCGCGGCATCGCCGTGGAACCTAGTATTAATGTCTTCTATCAGCTTTCCGTAGGAAAGTTGATTCGCTCACGCCTTCGCCGTTTAGGTATCCACCTAGACGAAGGACAAGATATTCACAGGCGTCTTGCCTGTGAGGCCTCTGACGATGGCCATCTTGCTACCTTAGACCTTTCAAATGCAAGCGACACCATTTGCAAGAACCTGGTCGAGTTCTTGCTTCCGCCCTCTTGGTTTTCCGTCCTTAACGATCTTCGATCGCCAAAGACGTTCTTTAAGGGGAAATATCATTTCCTCGAAAAGTTCTCCTCGATGGGTAATGGTTTCACCTTTGAGCTTGAGACGGTGATCTTTCACTGCCTCACTGTGGCTTGTTGTGAGTTGAGGGTCTCGGACCCTTTCGTCTCCTGTTATGGGGACGATCTCATCTTTCCTACAGAGTGCTCAGAGGATGTGATGTCGTTTATGAAGTTGGCAGGATTCACGGTGAATACTCGTAAGAGTTTCACCACTGGATACTTCCGCGAGAGCTGTGGAGGAGACTTTTTTAAGGGTGTCCCCGTTAGGGGTCACTACCTGAAAGAGTCCCCTTCCACTCCTTCTCACTTCATTTCTCTGGCTAACGGGCTGCGTCGGTCTGCTACTGAAGACCGATTCTCCACTGTTTATCGTGCGTGGCGTAAGTGTCTGGACAGGTTACCTGTTCAGATACGATCTTGCCGGGGGCCTCTGGCCCTCGGTGATCTCGTCATACACGACTCAGAGGATCGATGGAATAAAATCCATCGGAACAGCATCAGGTACATCCGCGTTTGGCGACCTTCACGCTTTCGAAAGATTGCGTGGGATCGCTTTAAGCCGAGTGTAACCCTTGCGTCCGCCCTCTATGGCGTAGATTCAGGGGGGCCTTCCGGG